GGTGATCATAAACACGCCCAGGAAGTGACGTATGACAGCCAATCAGCATTGAGCATATAGCCTATATAAACCGATGCACTTCCGCATCTCGTCAGACTGCATCCGGTCTCCGGCGAGTGAACATCTCTGGAAAGAGCTCCACGCTTGTGGTGAGTGACACTATGGCCTTTTCTGCTCCTGTACTTAGAGCTTTTTCTCAACCTACTTTTACCTATGTTATTAAATTTCCATATAATAACTGGAAAGAAGATGAACACTTACTATGGAGCTTACTTGCTCCTGGGACTGAAAGTCTCATGATTCAACTAAAAAACTGCGCACCACATCCTGAAGATGATCCTATCAGGGAAGATATTTTATGCTCACTAGCAGATCTACACTATGGTGCTGTTTTTGCCAAAGCTTGCTACATAGCTACATCTACACTAATGGGGCAGAAACAAAGAACACTCTTTCCACGCTGCGACATTGTTTGCCAGTCTGAAATTGGCTCAGACTTTCTACACTGTCACATACTTGTTGGAGGAGCCGGTCTTAGCAAGAGAAATGCTAAAATTTCACGCGCTACACTTTTGGGTCTTGTGATGGCTGAACTAACACAACGCTGCAAGCTACTTCTTGCACATCGTCCATTTGAACCAGCTGAAGCTACTATCTATCATGAACTTAAACGCATTGAACGCGAAGCATGGTCAGGGCATACTGGTAACTGGGTTCAGATTCTTCAATACAAAGATAAACGAGGTGATCTTCACGCTCAACCAATTGATCCCTTACGCTTTCTAAAACATTACATTCTACCAAAAAATCGATTGATTTCTCCTTCCAGCAAACCTGACGTCTGCACTTCTCCAGATAACTGGTTTATTCTAGCTGACAAAACATACTCTCACACTATTATTAATGGGCTTCCGCTGCTAGAACGTAACAGAAAAGCCTATCTACAAGAGTTAGAAAGTGAAGTCATCCCGGGGCCTTCTGCCATGGCCTTTGGGGGACGTGGTGCGTGGGAACAACTTCCTGAGGTAGGAGAACAACGCCTAATTACTTCTAATACTTCTACTGCTTATAAAGCTAACAAAAAAGAAAAATTAATGTTAAATTTACTTGATAAATGTGATGAACTTAATTTGCTTGTATATGAAGACTTAGTTAGTGCTTGTCCTGACCTTTTACTAATGCTTGAAGGACAACCGGGTGGAGCACGACTAATTGAACAGGTGCTTGGCATGCACCATATTAAAGTATGTGCTAAACATACTGCCTTATCTTTTTTATTTCACTTACATCCTGATCAATTATTAACTTCTAGCAATAAAGCACTAAAACTACTATTGATTCAAGGATACAACCCATTACAAGTAGGGCATGCCATCTGTTGTGTACTTAACAAACAGATGGGCAAGCAGAACACTATTTGCTTTTATGGCCCTGCTTCAACAGGCAAAACAAACTTTGCAAAAGCTATAGTTCAGGGCGTTCGCCTTTATGGCTGTGTTAATCATTTAAACAAGGGGTTTGTTTTTAACGATTGCAGACAACGCCTTATAATTTGGTGGGAAGAATGTTTAATGCATCAAGATTGGGTAGAACCTGCTAAATGTATTTTAGGCGGAACTGAATGTAGAATTGATGTTAAACATAAAGATAGTGTTCTCCTTCAACAAACACCAGTAATCATTTCCACTAACCATGACATCTACTCTGTAGTTGGTGGCAATACTGTTTCTCATGTTCATGCAGCACCATTAAAAGAACGAGTTCTTCAGCTAAATTTTATGAAACAACTACCACAAACATTTGGAGAAATCTCTCCAAGTGAAATTGCAGAACTTTTGCAATGGTGCTTTAATGAGTACGACTGTACTCTTGCTGGCTTTAAACAAAAATGGAACTTAGACAAAGTTCCAAACTCATTTCCTATTGGAGACCTTTGTCCTACACATTCACAGGACTTCACGCTTCACGAAAACGGATTCTGCTCTGACTGTGGCGGCTATCTTCCTCATAGCGCTGACGATTCTGTTTACACTGACGTGGCTAGTGAAACAACCAGCGGTGACTACGACCCAGGTAGGCTTTAATACATTAGCTTTACTATTTATTACTCTTGAAGTTTGCTTATGTATTAACTCCTACAGGTAACCTGGGGGATACGGACGGAGAGGACTCCAAGTCAGAAGCATCGGAAGTGGATTATTGTCCACCCAAGAAAAGGCGTGTGATTTCAGCAACTCCACCAAACAGTCCAGTAAGTGGTCCAAGCCTTTCTACCTTTTTAGATACTTGGCAATCACAACCTAGAGACGACGATGAGCTCAGAATCTACGAAGAACAGGCATCGCAGTTCCAAAAGAACACCAAGTCCACTTCAGAAAGAGAGGAAGCGCAACTGGGAGAATCGCAAGAGCCGCAGCCGGAGCCCGATCCGACGGCATGGGGAGAAAAACTTGGAGTATGCTCATCACAACAACCAGGACAACCGCCAATCGTCCTATACTGCTTCGAAGACCTCAGACCAAGCGATGAAGACGAAGGAGAAAACATCGGGGGGGACTAGAACAAATCCTTATACTGTATTCAGTCAACACAGGGCTAATCATTCAAATGCTCCTGGCTGGTGTGGGTTTTACTGGCATTCAACTAGGCTTGCTAGAAATGGCACTAATAATATTTTTAATGAAATGAAACAAAAATTTCAAGAACTACAAATAGATGGGAAAATCAGTTGGGATACTACTAGAGAACTATTGTTTACTCAGAAAAAAACATTAGATCAAGGCTACAGAAACATGTTGTACCACTTTAGACACAGTCCTGATTGTCCTAGATGTGATTATTGGGATGATGTTTACCGTAAACACTTAGCTAATGTCTCTTCACAGGAATCAGAGGAGGTTACAGACGAAGAAATGCTTTCTGCTGTTGAAAGCATGGAAACAAATGCCTCCAATTAAACGCCAACCTGGAGGGTGGGTGCTTCCTGGTTATAAATACCTTGGTCCATTTAATCCTCTTGAAAACGGTGAACCAGTTAATAAAGCTGATCGTGCTGCTCAAGCTCATGATAAATCATATTCTGAACTAATAAAAAGTGGAAAAAATCCTTACTTATATTTCAATAAAGCTGATGAAAAATTCATTGACGATTTGAAAGACGATTGGTCTCTTGGTGGCATTATTGGCTCAAGTTTTTTTAAACTTAAACGCGCCGTGGCTCCTGCTCTAGGAAATAAAGAGCGAGCTCAAAAAAGACATTTCTACTTTGCAAACTCAAATAAAGGTGCTAAAAAAACAAAAAACAACGAACCTAAGCCAGGCACTTCAAAAATGTCTGAAAATGAAATTCAAGACCAACAACCATCAGATTCTATGGATGGACAACGAGGGGGCGGAGGAGGTGCAACTGGCAGTGTGGGAGGGGGGAAAGGTTCTGGTGTGGGTATATCCACAGGCGGATGGGTAGGAGGCAGCTATTTTACTGACTCATATGTTATAACAAAAAACACCAGACAATTTCTAGTTAAAATACAAAACAACCATCAATACAAAACAGAATTAATATCGCCTTCCACATCTCAAGGAAAATCACAAAGATGCGTCAGCACGCCTTGGTCTTACTTTAACTTTAATCAATACAGCAGTCATTTTTCACCACAAGACTGGCAGCGATTAACAAACGAATATAAAAGATTCAGACCCAAAGGCATGCATGTTAAAATATACAATTTACAAATAAAACAAATTCTTTCAAATGGTGCTGACACTACATACAACAACGACCTCACAGCTGGTGTTCACATTTTTTGTGATGGCGAACACGCATATCCAAATGCAACACATCCTTGGGATGAAGACGTTATGCCAGAGCTGCCATACCAAACATGGTATTTGTTTCAATATGGATATATTCCAGTTATACATGAACTTGCTGAAATGGAAGACTCAAATGCTGTAGAAAAAGCAATTTGCTTACAAATACCATTTTTTATGCTTGAAAACAGCGACCACGAAGTTTTAAGAACAGGTGAAAGCACAGAATTTACTTTCAACTTTGACTGTGAATGGATAAACAATGAAAGAGCATACATTCCTCCAGGCTTAATGTTTAATCCACTAGTACCTACTAGAAGAGCACAGTACATAAGAAGAAACAACAATCCTCAAACTGCTGAAAGCACATCCAGAATTGCTCCATATGCAAAACCTACAAGTTGGATGACTGGACCAGGTTTACTCAGTGCACAAAGAGTAGGTCCAGCTACTTCAGACACAGGAGCCTGGATGGTTGCAGTTAAACCAGAAAACGCAAGCATTGACACAGGAATGTCTGGAATTGGAAGTGGATTTGATCCACCACAAGGATCACTAGCACCAACAAATCTAGAATACAAAATCCAATGGTACCAAACACCACAAGGAACAAACAACAATGGAAACATCATATCTAATCAACCACTATCTATGCTAAGAGATCAAGCTTTATTTAGAGGAAATCAAACAACCTATAACCTATGTTCAGATGTATGGATGTTTCCAAATCAAATTTGGGACAGATACCCAATAACCAGAGAAAATCCAATATGGTGTAAAAAACCCAGATCAGACAAACACACAACAATTGATCCTTTTGATGGATCCCTTGCAATGGATCATCCTCCAGGCACAATTTTTATTAAAATGGCAAAAATTCCAGTTCCTTCAAACAACAATGCAGACTCATACTTAAACATTTACTGCACAGGGCAAGTCAGCTGTGAAATTGTCTGGGAAGTTGAAAGATATGCAACAAAGAACTGGAGACCAGAAAGAAGACACACAACATTTGGTCTTGGAATTGGAGGAGCTGACAACTTAAATCCAACCTACCATGTTGACAAAAACGGAACTTACATTCAACCAACAACATGGGACATGTGCTTTCCAGTTAAAACAAACATCAATAAAGTGTTGTAACCTTCTAAGCCTCTTTTTTGCTTATGCTTATAAGTTCCTCTCCAATGGACAAGTGGAAAGAAAAGGGTGACTGTAATCCCGAGCTCATGAGTTCGAGGCTACAGTCCGATGGCAGTGGTGTTGCCGTCTCGAACCTAGCCGTTACACC